ATCCTCTCCAAACATGGCCTGAGCTACCGCCACAAGGCGCTGCAGAACGGCGACAAGATCACGGTGACGTGCATCCTCAGCCATGCCGACGGCTACAGCGAGGAGAACAGCCTCGAGGGCCTCAAGGACGCGAGCGGCCAGAAGAACCCCAACCAGGCGATCGCCAGCACGATCACCTATCTGCAGCGCTACACGCTGAAAGAGGCGATCGGCGTCGGCGCGGGCCGCGACGACGACGCCGGCGGCTTCGACGATCCGATGATCACGCCCGACGACGTCGTCTATATCGAACAGCTCATCGCCGACACGGGCAGCGATCTCGAAAAGCTGCTCAAGACGGTCGGGGCCGAGTCGGTCGTCGACATGCGCGCCAGCCAGTTCAAGCAGGCCTCCTGGCTCCTCGAGACGGTGAAGCGCCGCGAGAAAAAGAAAGCCGAGGCGGCCGATGGAACAGCGCAGCCCTGAATGGTTCGAAGCCCGGTGCGGCTCGCTCGGCGCGTCGGTTGTCGGCAAGGCGCTCGGGCGTCTCAAGCGCTCAAACGAGCGCACCAAGGAAGCCACCGATCTCATGTTTGAGATTGCCGCTGAACGGCTGACCGGCGTTCCGGCCAAGCGCGTCAACGCGCTCACGTGGGGCCGTGATCACGAGGACGAGGCGCGCGCGGCCTATGCCTTCCTGACGAACGCTGAAGTGACGAAGGTCGGTCTGATTCCACACCCCACAATCGCGGGCGCTCATTGTTCCCCAGATGCTTTAGTTGGCGAGGATGGCGGCCTCGAAATCAAGGCGCCGACCAGCGCCGCGCACCTGCAGACGCTTCTCGCCGACGCCATTCCCGAGGAGCATTTACCGCAGTTGCATTGGAATCTCGCGTGCTCGGGCCGCGCCTTCTGGGATTTTGAAAGCTATGATCCGCGCTTTCCCCCCGACATGCGCCTGTTCGTCAAGCGGATCGAGCGCGACGAGGCGATCATCGCAAAAATGGAGGAAGAAGTTCGAAGCTTCCTTGCGGATGTCGACGCTCAAATTTCCTTGCTGACCGGGGTTCGAGGGCAAGCCTGGAAACACGTTCCAAGAGTGGAGGCGCAGCCATGATGGCGATGATGTCGAAGCCCCTTTCGCCGGAAGAGGTCAGAGACCGCCTGCAAAAGGCGCACGCCTTGATGCAGGACGCTTTCGAACAAATGGCCCAGATCGGCGACCACGCTGGATTTTTGACCCTGGACGCCGCTTTCGCATGCGGCGAAGCGGTCGGTTCAATCTCGAAAGCGAAGGCGCTGATCGGGCGCGATCTCGACGCTCGCGAAGACGCCGCATGAGCGAGGAACGCAAGGCCGATATGGAGGCCGCACTCGCCGAGCTTGAGTTCGAGATCGCGCTCGCCGTCAAACAGGGCGTCATGCCCGACAAGTTTCAGTGGACGGAGACGCTCACCGGCCCCGACGGCGAACCATGGATCGCCCTCATGACGATCGCCAAAGTGAGCAAGACATGATCGATCTGCCCCCGCCGCCCGCGCGCATCGCCAGGCTCCCCAAGGACGCCCGCGGCTATCCGGTCCCGTGGTTCCTGGCCTGGATGGCGAAGGGCGAGGAATGCGATCCGGCCATGCCCGGCGCCGAACCGGACTTTCGCGTGATAAGGCGCGGCGCGCGCGAGCGCGCCTGGGAGCATCGGCTGTGCTGGATTTGCGGCGGCCCGATGGGCGTGCACCGAATCTATGTCATCGGGCCGATGTGCGTCGTCAACCGGGTGACGATGGAGCCGCCCTGCCATCGCGAATGCGCCGAATACGCGGCGATCGCCTGCCCGTTCCTGGTGCGCCCCCGGATGCGCCGGTTGCCGACGGCCGATCTCGGTCCGCATCATGTCGCCGGCGAGATGATCGAGCGCAACCCCGGCGTCGTCTGCCTCTATGAGGCGCGCGGCGCCCGCCCGTTCAACGCCGGCAACGGCTGGCTGATCGGGCTAGGGGCGCCCGAACGGGTCGACTTCTGGGCGCAAGGCCGCCAGGCGACGCGCGCCGAGATCATGGAATCGATCACGAGCGGCCTGCCCAGCCTCGAGGCGCTCGCCAAGCAGGAGGGGCCCGAAGCCTGTTCCGAGCTCGGCCGGCTGACCGCCGAAGCGCTCAAGCTGTTGCCGGCCGCATGAGGCTGTCTCGCATCATAACCACGCACAATCGCGGCGAGCTCGTCCGGGCTTTGGAGGCTGCGCCGCTTGGCGCGCAATTCGAGCTTATCGACGAGCCGCGGACGCTCGCCCAAAACAGGCTGATGTGGGCGGCGCTCGGCGACGTCTCCGATCAGCTCACGATCGGCGGCGAAAAGCACGATCCCGAAGATTGGAAATGCGCCTTCATGAAAGCGCTCGGCGTCAAGCTGCGGTTCATGCCGTCGCTCGACGGCGACGGCGTTGTCGCGCTGGGCTATCGCAGCTCAAAGCTCGACAAGGAGAAATTTTCCGAGCTGATCGAGCTCATTTTCAGCGAGGGCGCCAAGCGCGGCGTCGTGTTCCACGGCGAGGCCGCATGATCCGAGTGCTCGCCGGCGACTGTCGCGACGTGCTGCCCACGCTTGAGGCTGAGGCCTTCGATTGCGTGCTGACGAGTCCGCCTTATTGGGGGCTTCGAGACTATGGCGTCGGCGGCCAGATCGGGCTTGAGCCGACGCTCGATCTTTATCTTGAGACGATGGCCGGCGTGTGCCGCGAGATCCGGCGCGTGCTCAAACCGGGTGGGACGTTCTGGCTCAACGTGGGGGATTGCTACGCGGGATCGTGGGGCGCGCAATCGCGCGAGCACGCCGGAAAGCATGCGCCGAACGTCTCGGCGATGAGCGCCAATCAGGTCAAAGCGGCGCAAATCCGAACGGGCACAGGGAGCGCATCGCGCACGGGCCTCAAGCCCAAAGATCTTTGCATGGTCCCGAACCGGCTCGCGCTTCTCTTGCAGGCCGATGGCTGGTGGGTGCGCTCGGAGATCATATGGGCGAAACCCAACCCCATGCCAGAGAGCGTGACCGACAGGCCAACCTCGGCGCATGAGAAGGTTTGGCTGCTGACCAAGAGCGAGCGGTATTTCTATGATGCAGAGGCGATTGCGGAGCCTCTAGAAAGACCGGAGGAAGCCGATCGGTTGACGCCCGCCAAATTCGGCGGTGCCAACAAGTTCACCGAAGCGAAGAAGCAATCTCGGCTGTATAGCGGCAACGAATATCGAGGCACGCCCACAGGGACGAGAAATTCTAGGAATGTTTGGCAAATCGCCAGTCAGCCCTATAAGGGCACCCACTTTGCAACAATGCCGCCGACGCTGGCCGAGCGCTGCATCCTGGCGGGATGCCCGATGGGGGGCCATGTGCTCGATCCGTTTGGCGGCGTGGGGACAACAGCCCTCGTCGCGGATCGTCTTGGCCGCAACGCGACGCTGATCGATCTCAAACCTGATTATTGCCGACAAGCGCTCGACCGCTGCCGCGCCGACGCGCCGCTCTTAGTTGAAGCGCTCGCCGTATGACGCGGCCTTATCGCAAATTTTCGGTTGGCGTGAGCATCGCGATCGTGCTGCGGGCGACGGACGCGCGCGGCCGGATCAACTGCGAGCGCTGTGGCGCGTGGTGTCGGAAGCGCGCCGACTATCAGATCGATCACGTAATCCCCGAGGGCATGCGGCCGCCAGAGGACTTGAAGCGCGCGCTTAAACCCGCCGACGGCCAGCTCCTCTGTCTCGCTTGCCACGATAGGAAAACCGACAAGGACAAGGGTGAGATCGCGCTCGCGCATCGCCGCCAGGCCTATGCGCTCGGCGTCGCGCGCCCGGGCAAGAAAAAGCTGCGCTCAAGGCCCAAGGCGCCGCGCCCGCCCTACAGGCCCGCCGCCGGCCTGCCGCGGCTCATGCGCCAAGGTTTCATCCCTGCTCGAGGAGGCCGATCATGAACAAGCCCTTGCCGCGCGCCGTCGACCTGAAAGCGGCGATGGAGGCGGCCGACCTGGACGAGCTCGAGCGCCAGGCCGAGGCGATCGGCCGCCAGGCGATCGCGGTGGCCCTCGAGGAGCCGGCGCCGCCCGAACGCTACAAGCCTTCCGAGGAGGAGGAGCGCCAGCGCTTGCTCGACGCGGCGCTCGGCGACGCGATCGAAATGGTGAACCGTCACCGCATGCGGCTCGGCCGCCGGGTGTGCTCGAGGCC